GTGGTTAATGATTCCGTTTACCAACAGTGTCAAAAGTGATCCTGAAGGCATACTCCCATCCCATTCCTCAACTACGTTGAAAACTAGATGTAGGGAGTTGGTAATTTCTTTGAAGAATGTACTACGAGCTTTAGCAAAGTCGGTACACCCATGGAATGCATACCAGTCATTTATGACTTCAAGCGCTTCTTCCATAGTTTCAACAGTATGACATGCGTCAAACTTACTATAATCCATACATAACACTATGCACTCTTTCATGCTAGGTGAAAATCTAGAAAGATCGTAAGCGACTTTGTGCCAATCCGACGAATAAGGATTCAGAGTGGTGGCAAAACCTTTCTCTATACTGTTCTTGGCAAAGAACTCAATACCTTTACCAAAGACACATTTAGTGCCTACACATAGACGCAGGCACGCACCAGAGAATAATCTTCCCTTTCCTTCGAGGAACTTCGGTATGGAAACAAGGGTATCTTTCAAATTATCTGTGTACAGATATTCCAAACGAATACCTTCGTTGGCCTGATTGATACGACTCTTCATGTCGAGTTCAAATGTAACAAAGACAGGATTGGTACTATCCCTGGCCTTTCCAGGCCCCAACAATTCCTTCTTGAGATGTGGCTCCAAATATTTAATTGGAGCACCAGCGCTAGTACCCGAAGGTATAGCGGAGTACAAAGGATTGTGAGGATCACCATACAGAGCCTTCTCTACGGTTAAAAATTCGGTATCTATCATCCACGGCTTACCGCAAATAAAGTCTTTAAAGTCCTTCGAAGCTAAATCAGAAATGTGTCTATCATAGTTGGTTTCACGTTTGTAGTAATTGGAACGCGCAACCTTATACGGATCAATGTCTCCATTTCTCATCAAAAGTGCAGGATGCTTAGTTGAAGCAGGGAAATATGGAGCTAAAACCGAAGGTATAATTTTATTAGCCTTGTAAGGGCTATGCACATAGGGCACTAGAGTATTAATGCAGAAATCAGCCTGTAGACTGACTTCAGTATCATCCAAGAGTTGTTCTTTTAAGGCCGCTTTATCTTCAGCTATAAGAGCATCAAGTTTTAGTAGACTAGATGTAATCATCTCCTGGGTAACTAGGGCGCTCCATGCATATTTTGATGAATGCCCTTTGTCGGTGCCTGCAACATGTATTCCGATAATTCTTCTCTTACCGAGACGGGAACTGCGCACAATGAGAGGCATACCGCAATCGCCATTACCTGTATCAATAGAGTATTCCAGCCCTTTAGCTAACTTTAAGTCAGCAACAGCTACTGAAGTGACTATTGCACTAGAATTTTGGAAAGCTTTATTGTCGCTTCTGATGCACATGGTGACGTTTAAATCATCATTGCTAAGCGAATGTACATCTGCATCACTTACAAAGTAGGGCTTGATGTCTTTACGCATCTGACCAAGAGGTTTTTCAAGCCTCCAGAAAGCTAGATGTGTATCACCATCATAGGTATGCCATACGTTGCGAATAAGGGTGACCATAGACTCTTCATAAAGAGAATTGTCATCATTATCGCGTAAGCCAACCCACAAATTTTCTA